CTTTGTCTGACATTGATCGTTGCTATTTTTTCGCCGTAAATAAAAATAACGATGAGATTTACGCAGAGCGAATTAAGCGGGATCGGGCAGAGGGTGAGATGTTGATCAGCAAGGCCAGCAATATCATTTTCGATGAAAAGCCACCGTCAAAAATCAGCCATGACCCGTCCAAGTTTGCCTGTCGGTTTTGCAATTATATTCCAATTTGCCACGGCGGTGAACTGCCAGAGGTTAATGATCGAACAGACGCCCACAGCACCCCAGAGCGGGACGGCACTTGGAGCCGCAAAGAGGGCGCGGGGGGCCACCTGTTCAATCCTTTCATGGTGCCTGACGATTGGGAGATCATAGACGCTGGCGATGATTTCGTGGAGTATCAGACGCCACATGGCGTCATTCGTAATCAGGACAACAGCGAAGAATTGAGAGAAAGGTTTGCGTGATGGAAAACTGGTGGGAAGATTTAGAATTGATGCGGCGTTTGTTTCGATATGATCCAGAGACTGGACTGATTTACGCACAGGATCGATCAAAGGAAGATTTTTATGACACTGGCGAGGGCAGTTCGTTTGTTAGTGCTGCGGGTGCTGCGGCCAAGTACAACAAAGAGCGCAGTGGTAAGATAACTATGAACCGTAGAGTGAAGACCGAAAGATCAACGTGCTATTATTTATGCGGTGGAATTTCTTATCGCGGCCATGACAAAAAAATGCTGGCGCATCGCGTGGCTTTCTTTTTGCATCACGGTCATTATCCCCAATGGCCTAATTCTGTGGATCACATTAACAGGGACGGCTGCGATAACAGGATCGTAAATTTGCGGGAGGTAACGGCGCGAGAGCAGTCGGCTAATACTGGATTGAGCAAGTCCAACACGTCAGGCGTCAAGGGCGTCAGCTTTTTAAAAGACAAGGGCAAGTGGAGGGCATCGATGAATATTGATGGAAAGAAAACCAATCTTGGTACGTTTTTAACAATGAACGAGGCAGTAGCTGCACGGCTACAAGCGGAAAAAAGAGTTCTGTCCCATGACCTTTGAATTACGTGATTATCAGAAAGAAGCTGTCGATGGCTTATACAACTATTGGGCAGGCAAGGCTGGCGATAATCCACTTATAGTTGCGCCCACTGGATCAGGCAAGACGGCCATCATCGCGCAGATCGTGAAAGACGCTATGTCATTTCCCGACACTAGGGTGATGATTGTCACTCATGTGAAAGAGCTTTTGGAGCAAGGGGCCAATGGCCTGCTGAAAATGTACCCAGAGGCTGATTACGGCGTCTACAGTGCTGGGCTGAAGCAGAAGGTCTTAGACAGGCCGATCACCTTTGCAGGCATCCAGTCGGTCTGGGAGAAGGCGTATGACATCGTGCCTGCGCCAGACCTTATTCTGATCGATGAGGCGCACATGCTGCCCAAGAATACTGAGACGCGATACAATCGCTTTATTGCCGATCTGAAAGTTTGCAACCCTGACATAAAAGTGGTGGGCCTGACAGCCACGCCCTATCGATTGGACTCAGGCTTCTTGCACAAAGGTGCAGGTGCTTTGTTTGATGGCATAGCTTATGACATCCCTGTGTCTATGCTGATGGAGCAGGGCTACCTGTCGCCTGTCATATCCAAGGGCGGTCTGAACCAGATTGACCTGACCAACGTCAAAAAGCGTGGCGGTGAGTTTATTGAGAGCGACCTCGCAACGGCTGCGTCTGATCCCGAACTGGTGAGAAAGACGGTTGCTGAGATTGTGGAACTAAGCGCGGATCGCAAAAGCTGGCTGGTGTTTAGCTCTGGCGTCAATCATGCGTATATGCTGAAGGATGAATTTGAGGCGCACGACATTGATGTCGGTGTGGTGACGGGTAGTGACAGCAGCGCCGTGCGAGAGAAAACCATTGCCGATTTCAAGAACGGTGAACTTAAATGCCTGATTAATGTCAATGTGCTAACGACTGGATTTGATCACCCTGCCGTTGACAGCGTTAGTTTGTGTAGAGCAACCGCAAGTTGTGGCCTCTATATCCAGATGATTGGGAGGGGTACGAGGGTAGCCGAAGGAAAGAAGGATTGTCTGGTCTGTGATTTCGGAGCCAATGTTGAGCGGCACGGATTTATTGATAGGGTAAAACCCAAGGATAAAAGCGCGGGGGCAGGCGAGGGTACGGCACCCGTAAAGCAGTGCGAGGCTTGCCAGACCATGTGCCACTCTGCCTGCCTACAATGCCCAGAATGCGGGTTTCAATTCCCGCCACCCACTTTGAACCACAATTCAAACAGCTATTCTGGGGCCATGCTATCCAGTCAAGTGCAGGCAGAATGGGTGGACGTGGACAGTGTGATTTACAAAAGGCACAAAAAAGAGGGCAAGCCTGATTCGATAAAGGTCACGTATTACGCTGGGCTGCTGTCGGTAAACGAATGGCTATGCCCAGATCATGGTGGCTATGCCGCCAGTAAGTATCAAGCGCGGCGGTCAATGCTGGCGTCTGGTGCTGACACGACAGACGAGGCGATGAATGAGTGCCAGTGGTGGAATTGGCCTAGCAGAATAAAGATAAAGCCAAGCACCTACGATACAAAGTATCACGAAGTTGTTCAGTTCGATTACACAAAGGTGGAGAGAAAACATGAGACGCAAGAAGGCCCGTTCGCAGACTTTAGTCTTGAAGACATCCCATTCTGAACACAGTGAACAGGTGGGATTTGTTAATTGGTTTCGGGCGAAGTATCCAAAAGTTTTAATCTTTGCGATCCCCAACGGGGAGAAGAGATCGATTAGCGTGGCGACACGGCTGAAGGCAGAGGGGGTAACGCGGGGAATACCCGATCTTTATATCCCCTCCTGCAATTTGTGGGTCGAAATGAAGCGGGTCACGGGTGGGAGACTTTCCCCCGATCAGAAAAAAATCATTAGTTATTTAGAATCGGTGGGGCATACTGTGATTGTGGGCAAGGGCGCAGGCGATGCGTCGAAGCAAGTGCTGGAGTTTTTGGAAAAATGACCATTGAAGTCGCCCCTGCCAGTTCGTCTGATTTGACTTATATTGACAGTTTGCAAAAGAAGAATGCTGAAGAATTGGCATTTTATCCACAGCAAGTTTTTGAGCGTGAGGTCGAAAATCACAGAATATTATTGGCACGGGTAAACAATGATCCAGCAGGATATATTTATCATGGATCATTTGGTGATACCTTGAAAATACATCAAGCGTGTATTCAGTACGATTTGCGCGGTCAACTTTATGGTGCGGAGCTTGTTCGTTTTTTAACTGAGATGGCAAGAGGCATGGCAAGCAATGCAATTTCGTTGCGCTGCGGATCGGACATAGAAGCAAATGGTTTTTGGAGGTCAATGGGGTTTGAGTGTGAGCGCGTCACTCAAGGTGGGATACGGCGCAGGCGAGATATAAATCATTGGTTTTTACAGCTACAACCTACGCTATTTCCAATGATAATTACTGAACCGTCAAAAAAGAAAAAAGACGCATCTGTGTGGGCGAAGGGCAGAAAAAAAGGATTTTCTCAAAACAGTTTTCGCCGTGGAAAATCAACAGTAGATTATCGCAAGTCAATTGAAGCGGCTGTAAAGGAATAATCACATGGCTAAATGGAGCTTAAAGGACATGATAAATCGGGAGGAATATGAGCGTGTTTGCGAAGAGAACAGGGAGTTAAAAAAGTTACTGCTGGAGAAACATTACGATGATCGGCGCAAATCAAATTTTGCTGATTATTTAGAAAGAAATCTAAAACAACGGGAGAAGAAAATGAAAAGTTTAACACCAGCGCAGGATTCTGAACTGAAATTTTTGCGAGGAATAGTTGATCGATGCCAAGAAGCGGCGTATAAATCTGAACCGCTTCCTAATGCAAAGCAGAATTTATGGGCGGCACAGGAGGAGCTTGACCGCTACGTCAGAAGCCTTCGCAAAGAAGATTACCACATCTAGGGAGAAAAAGATGACAGAAGATAAGCTAGGCCAGAAAATGTTGGAGTTTGAGCGCAGCCAGACAAAAATCATTAGAACCACTGGGAATGAGCTTCTGATAGGCAAGCCACTGCGACCCACTTTGCCGTGCGATATGGAAGAGCCAAAGCCCAGCCGCACAGATACTGGCGCGTTTACCCCGATTTTGAGGGCGCTAGAAAAACACGGGCCAATGACCAGTCGAGACTTGGCGCGGCTGCTGAAGAAAAACTCACAAAATATTTGTGGCACAGTTCGCCACGCCGTGACGGCTGGACTGGTTGATCAGACGCCTCACTCGATTTTGCGAGAGGAAGACAATAAAACAAACGGCCACATGGATTGCTGGCTGTATCACATCGCGGCATAAAAATCATCGGGGGAAAGTCGCCCATTTTGGCTTCCCCCCATTTCCCCCTATATATTCCCCCTGTATATTAATTAAATATATTTAATTTGTATTCTGCTATTGTATCTCCGATCAGAATGCCTATATGTATTGTGTAAGATCAAAAACTCAAAAAATGGAGAGACCCAATGTTCAAGAAATTCGCAATCAAAGTTACTAGCAGATTTATCGCCGCGCCAGAAGCCAATACACAAGAAGAATATGTTATTGAGTATAAGGCAGAGCGTGACTTTCTTCGCCGTTCAAACAGCCCACGGGCCACTTGGAGTACCGCTGCTGAAGCTGAAGCGGTAATCGAAGAGCTTCCAGTACGCCGTGCTGGTGCTTTCCCACAAAAACATTCTTACGAGATCGAAGAGATCAATTACACTCACGCCAATCAGAACGGCTATAGCGATACAACACCATTTGAGATCGTGCGTGTTGTCTCCAACAAAACAATCGAATTGCGCTCCATGAGCGCAGAGCGGCACCCCGACTGGAAGCCTGAGTTTGTCTCAGGTGGCTTCGCTGGTCATTGCACCAACAATGGCGATCAGCGCAACGCTTGGGTCATTAAGTCAGACCCAGAGGGCTACACAGTTCGCGCTCGTCTCCAGAAGGACGGTTCGTGGAAAAGCAGCCACGGGCGTCACAGCCTGCACACTGCCGCTATTAAAAAATACGACTACAACTTTTAATCCAACGGGGGGCTTCGGCCCCTCATCCAACTATCCAACCAAGGAGAGATCAAATGACATACGATCTAAACACACAGCGCCCGTTCATTTCAGCTTTGGTTGAGAATGCGCTAGACGGCCTCGACGGTACTAAATTTGCGCTGACAAAAAGTCAGAAGGCCAAGGCGCTAAAAGTGCTGGTTGTTAAAAAGCCAAACAGTGGCAGAAACAATTGCTCATATGCTTGTCACAGTTCAATTGTGATTAACTTGTCATATTGGCAGATCAAAAACATCGTGAGCGGCAAATATGAAAATGGACATAAATGTTTTGAGGATAAAGTTCTGGACGGCCACGTCTATTATAACGAATACAAATCATTTGACTCCAACGCCAAATGCGGTGGCACGTTTATCAAAACAGGCGATGTCGATCACGGCAACCTGATCCAAGTTTTGCATGAAGTCGCTCACTATGTGCAGTTTACATTATATTGCGCGGATCGGAGCATCGGGCGCTACCTGCGTAAGCCGCATGGCGATGGTTTCATCCACATCTATTCGCGTTTGCGCGAGGCGTTCTGTAACGACCCAGCCACCCGCGCAGCGTTTATTCAGCGGTGCCACGAACAAGCATTTAATGACGTGTGGTTTGCCCTTGAGGCAGCTTAATCAACAGGGGGCCATCGCGCCCCCACCAATCAAGGAGAGAAAAATGGCACGTAGCTTTAAAATATTTGGAATTAAAGATGGTGGCTCAGAGGAGTGGGTCGATACTGTAAGCAGCCCAAAAGCGGGAAAGGCGGCACATGAGGCAATGAAGACGCAAGGCTACTTTGATTACATCCGTTGCCGCGATTGCTTGGGCGGTTTGCGCTTTGAATACAATTTGAAAACTGGAAGGAAGACAGCATGACTATCCCCTGCCCAGAGTGCGACCACACCGATTATCACGGCAAGGTCGAAAAGGAAGTCCACCAGCGTTTCGGTGGCACACTGG